CATCACTGCGAAGCGGTGAGGGCGTAACAAGTAGCCGCTTTTGTCGATATGGTCCGCAATATCCGCGGATCGTTTTTCATTTCCGTAAAATGTGTTGTATGGTTCGTATGTGAAACGTGCGCCGCTGCCATCCGTGGCGGTCAATACTAAGGATTTTATATAATCGTTTCCGCGTCCGTCCGTGCTCTTTCTGGCATCGTCCAGAGTATACCGCCGGGAAACATTAAATATTTTTGTTTCTGGTTCTTTTATATAGCATTTATCCTGGGCGATTATAAAAATGCTTTCAGTCTGTTTCTTGCGCAGTTCCTCAAAGTCTCTAATATTAAAACAATAATCTATATCAAGACCAGGGGCAGCGACTCTATAATTCCAATAACTAACACCATCACGGCGACAAGCTGAAAAATTGTTGAGTTTAAGCACAGCGAAATATAAATCTTGCAGACATCGCGAAGCGGTAGGAACAATAAAAACGGAGATTTTACACGCTGCCGGGTTCATTGTCTCGGCTACTGCCTTTTTAACCGTGTTTGCGGTAAATTTCCCGGGCTGCTGTGTGATAAAATACGGCTTTTCAAAGTCGAAGCCCTCGACATCATGCAAAAACTGAAAAGCTTTTTTGTTGATAGATAAAAGATTTTTAATATATGCGTTGTTCATGGTTTAGGCCTCCTTTGCTGCCTCTCTGGCGGTTTCTTTAAGTGCGTACTGTTGAAACTCTCCCACGGTTTCAATATGCAGAAAGTCAGGAGAGAACCGGCGCACGGTGTAAGCTCTACGGCTGCCGTCAAAATTGTTTTCACTGGTAACAAAACAGCGGTTTTTATACAAAGCGGATTCTATACGAGATCCCCAATATTTGAACGTTTCACGGTCGAAGAAATGACCGCCGCCCGTTTTATAAATGGCTTTCGCCTCTGATAATGTCATCATAATATATAAGCCTCCTATATTTTGAGAGGGAGCGCCCCGGAGGGCGCGCGCCTCGTTTCTATCGGTTTAGTAGTTTTCAAAATGTGCCTGCAGAGCTTCGATCTCGTCATCCGTGAAAAGCCTTTCAATAGCTTTCTTTGTTCTCTGGCAAGCCTTAAACGCTTTCAAGCCTTTTCTAACCTGATCCGCTCCGCCGTCAATATATCCAAACTCTGTTAAAAAGTCGGCTTCATCTGTGCAACTCTCTACACAAGAGGAATCAGACAAAAGACAATATAAACAGTCTTTTTTCTCCGGCTCATGGGTTGCGGATGGGTTACACTGATAATCAAAAGTATAACGGCGGTTGTTTGCCGGGTTAATAAAGCGGCATTTATAGAGAACGTGGGACGGTGTAAAAAGGTCCTTTTGTTCGTCTGCCTCTTCAAATGTGAATTTTAAAGAATCAATAATTTTTTCTGCTGTCATGGTCTTTCCCTCTCTTTTCTGTTGTTCCATCCGGGAAAGCCTGTTATAATAGGAGACAAGCCCCGGAGGGGTGGCGGCGATCCGTGTCGCTTGGTAGGTGTAGCGGATCGCCCTTTTTTATTTTGTTTCAAAGTCGTTTACGTCAGACTTGCAGACGGCGGCTTGCAGGGGTTCGCCTGTCCTATTCCCTTTTATGCTGCGTGTATATAGGCAACTCGTTCCAGCCATCGCCCCGGCTCAATAGTTCCGGAGCGGTTCCCGCTTTCCCCTGGGAGCGTCGGGGGCGTTAATCATTGTAAAAGTGGTAACTGCTTTCACTCAATGCCGGGCCGGTTTTATACCGCTTTCCCGATCTCGTGCGGTTCTGAAAGTTTCAAAGTGCTTTCATACTTCCAATAACTTAATTATCTTTTTTATATGTGCGGTGTGAATTGGTACACCCTAGCACAGGTTTACAATTTTCCTTTTGCCTGATATATGCACTCATTACCACAGGGGCAGCCCTCACAGGAGAGACAAGCCGGAGGCGGTGGGGCGTGTGTTTCGGTCTCGTCTTAATAAGTGCCGCGCCGCCGTTGCCTTGGTCCGGGTTGGTTCCCTTGGTCCGGTCTGTGGTGCGTTGTTCTTTTGGGGTACACCGTGCGCCCTTGCCTGCGCTTGTTTGTTTTATTGAACGTCCGGCAGTTCGTTGTTGTCCGTTGCGGTTCGTTCTTTATGCTTGTATTGTAAAGCGTATTCTTTACAAAGTCAAGCGGAAAATTTACAAATTATTGCGGTTTGTGAAATATGTATAGCCGACTAAACAAAACAAGGGCGGTTTGTTGTGTAAATTGTACACTTTACAAAGTGCAAGAAAACCCCGGCGCAGTGTTTACCATGTAAACGGCAGACTTGACAGGCGGCGCAGATTCCTATATATTAAAGGGGTACAAAGAGAAAGGAGGGCGGAGCCGGTGCGGTTGAGTTTTGGCGAAAAAATGCGCGTTATGATGAAACGGCGCGGGGTATCGGTGCAAGAGGTGGCGGATCGTCTGGGCGTGTCCCGGCAGAACGTAAACCAGAGACTAAACGCCGATAAATTCACGCTTGACGATATGGAGAAATACGCCGCCGCCATTGGTTGCGGTATAGAGATAGAAATAACAGAGCCGCCGGAGGGCGGAGCAGATCCACATATAAATAAATAAGGATAGCCGAAAAAGTAGAACGTAGGGCACAGAGAGAAGCACAAGAAAGCTTTTCCCGGTGTCCTTTTTATTTTGCCCATGTGAGAACGTAGGACCGCCACAGAGGGCACAGAGGAAAGGAGGGCGCAGAGATGGCAGCAGAGAAGAGAGAGACCGCCACAAGGGACGAAAACGGAGTTAGAAAACAGAGCTATAAACGTTTTAAGGCTGGGCGGGATTATGAAGAGATAGAGACGGCGCAAGCGGTGGCATTATGTGAAATGATGCTAGACGGATTTAGAGCGGCAACCAAGGAAGCGGAAAAGGGGAAAGGAGGGAGACCCCGGAAGCTGGAGACCGTGGAAGAGTTTAGAACGGTAGCGGAAAATTATATAAATTATATTAAAGATAGAGCTTTGCAGGGTGTCCGCCTGATCCCAGACGTTGAGGGATTCTGCAGCTTTGCCGGTATTTCCCGCGATACTCTGAACGATTGGGAAAGAACCCGCCCCGGCGTGTATTCCGACACAATAAAAATATTAAAGAATAACATAGCCGCATATAAGAAACAGCTTGCATTTAATGGAGAAATACCGCCGATCGTGTTTGCTACTGATTTTAATAATAATCACGGTTACACCCAGGCGGCGCAGAAAATAGATCTGAATGTAGGCAAACAGGCGCAGGAGTTACCGACAGCGGCGGACATTGTGCAACGTTTACCAGTAGAAACCGGAGGGACAGACCCGGCGGAGGACGTAGAGGACATAGAAATATTATAAAATCGGCGTTTTGCGGTTCGTTTTCTTTTACTTTTACGAACTCCGGCACGTTTCCGGCGGTTCTGGTGTGGCGATCCGGGGGCAGGTCCGGCAGCTTATACCCTGGGGCGGGGGTGTAGAGCGGAGCGGATCAGGGGCAACTCACCCCTCTGAGTTCCCGAAAAATTAAAAAGCCCAAAACCACCCCAATCGTAAAATGGCAAAGAACCCCAAAAGCGTAAACCGCCCAATTTACAATGTAAGTATAAACACGGCATCCAGATAACAAATGGAAAGCGAAAGGTTTACAAAACCACAAAATCCAAAATCGGCGGATGCCTACCGGCATAGAAAGAGAGAAATATGGAACAAAACAAAGAAACAACAACACAGAATGAACAGAGAGAGGCGGAAGTATGCAGAGAGAAAAAACAGACCGCATGGGACAAATGGAAAGAGGACACACTGCGGAAGTTCAACCGGACTGCATGACAGAGGCATACACCGTAGGAATCTCTGAAACGCATATCAGAAACAATGCAACGGTATTCCGAGTATGGCAGATGATAGAGTGTGGAGAACTTACCAGAGAAGAGGGATTGTACCTCATGGTAAATACGCTTGCGGATGAAAACCATCGTCTGAATCAAATGTGTAATGACCTCATAATGAGGATGCCGTCACGTCTGCACGTAGAAACGATAACAGGCGAAAAATAAAAATCGGCGGAGGCTTACGCCTCATAGGAGGTAAAACCGGATGAGCAATGAAAACAGCAATTCCAAAAATTCCCCGGAAAATAAAAAGAGGTCTTGGCACAAGAAACCGTGGTATAAAAGGCTATTCTGCAAGATTTTGGTATCGTGTTTTCTTTCGTGCAGGCATGAGTGGGAAGTGTTGGAAGTCCTCTGGACGGCACATGATTACAGCGGTTTTAAGTACGATGTATGCAGATGTGGGTGTAAGAAATGCGGAGAGATAAGAATTGAGAAATTTTTAGTGTAAAAGACGGAGGAAGAGAGATGGTAAAGACGGTTGTTGCGGTTATCGTAGGGTTAGTTTTGCTCAATACAGCGTGGCTTGTATTGAAAATTGTGATTCTGATAGTGGCAGAGAGAAGAGAATACGAAAAATACAGATACAAAAGCCCTTATCAGTCTCCACACAGAGAGGCTTTTATCATGGAGTGCTCAGACCCAAATAGCAGTCCATACGCAAGGCAGTTGGATAAGTGCATCAAAAAGATGGATAGGGAACAGAAACGCATAGCGAAAATCAAATTGAAATCAGACAAGAAACTGTCGAATATGAGCATTTAGAGAATTTTGACGTATCGGAGGATGTGCGAAATGGATAGACCGGTAGAAATCACAAGAAGCTATGCAGAGTGCAAATTCTGTAACGATATTGCTGATATGTGCAATGAGATACCAGATTGTACTCACTGTGAGAATAGAAAAGGAACATGGATAGATACAATCACGAGCCTACTTGGCACAAAAGCGGTTGTCGTTCTGGAAGATGGCAAAGTGGAGACATATCCACTGGATAGACTTAAAGTTATCACAAAGAGGGAGAGATAATGAAAATTATTGAAGAAATTGGCGAAGCTGCAATGTTGGAACAGCTTGCAGAGGAATGTACCGAACTTGCAAAGGCAGCACTCAAAATGGCAAGGATCATCCGAAAAGAGAATCCGACACCGGTTACTGAGAAAGAAGCCATTGACAATATCCAGGAGGAATACACGGATGTTGTGCAGTGTGCCGGAGAACTTTCACTTACGGTTGATGAGGAACAAATGGCACGAAAACATGAGAGATGGGAGAAGAGAGTGAGGGATAGAACATGATACCATTCAGGCATTGCATAAGAGAACCGCACGGATCGGCAGTGAAATTTGAGATACTGGCAGCAGCACCGAATGAGTTTCAGGTACGTTACCCAGATTACGATTACATCAAAATGGGAGCCGGACCGTCAGTGATGTATAACAGAGAACAATTACTGTGTTTCCTACTTGCGTATGATAAGGCAGAGTGCCTTGAATTTATGGAAAAACTGTATCATCACATGGGATGGTCTACTGAAAAGCTGCATGAGAATCCGGCGTTTGCCGAAGTGATAAAGGAGAAAGAGACATGATAGCACGTTTCTTACAGAATATTGTCGTAAATGACATTGAGAAGAATATGGAAATGAATATTGATAAGGGCGAAGAACTTTTTGCCATCGACAGAGGGACCCATTATGAGCTGAGAAAGGCTGACGGATGGGGAACTATGGCTCCGAAAGAGTGCGAGGGAGAATATTATGAGATCATCAAAGAATAAAAATCCGTGTTTTGATTGCCTTGCATCAGAAAAAGAAAATGAGGAAGTATGCAGGACCATACGGGCGATATTAAACAAGCACAATAGCGTACAAGTGGATCTGAACGATCCGGGCAGCATAGGAACATTAACCATAGGGGATTGCACATTTAACGTGTATCTTGGAGGTACAACACTGAATAGGCTGTCGCTTCTGCCGGACAAGGATGTATATAGGCGTGTATTCACACTGATAGAGGCGTAGGGGGGTATGTATGGAAAATGAGACCAAACCACAGCTCTTTATCATGGATGAACGGCTCGGAGATCCCATACCGCTTGCGGAAATTAAGGAAATATCCGAGCCTACACTGGATGAAGAGTATGATATGCCGGATATTTCTCATCTGAAAGAGGGATTTGAAATACCTTTTGAAGTGAAAATGAAGAAATCTGCCATAAACAAACTGTTTCAACCGTGTTTTGGCAGAGAACCTTACAGGAATCTCGAAAAATGTGCCAAGTGCATACTGAAAAAGGACTGCGTTGTGGCGAAAATCGAGAACAATTTCAACATGAGATTAAGGGCATACCACCCTTGATAATAAATCACAAGGAGGACACCAATGGAAGAGAAAGAAAAGAAACCGTGGAGACCGCCAGAAGCGGCACATTTACCCGATCCGATAGCGTTTGCCATGCAGGGTTTTGAACGCTTTGGATTACCGAAAGAACGGCTGATACCACCATTACAAACATTTGACAGAGTGATGCAACACTCGGCAT